CTTAAAGGACGCCGGATGTATGTCGGTATGGACTTGTCGAGCACGAAAGACCTGACGGCGCTGGTCGGCACGTTACCCGACGATGCCGGTCCAGGCTTCGATGTGCTGGCGCAGTTCTTTGTCCCCAAGGATACGATTCCTGAGCGAGCGCGGCGGGATAAGGTGCCGTATGACGAGTGGGCGCGGCAGGGGTATCTGATTCCGACGCCTGGGAACGTGGTGGATTACGAATACATCCGGCAGCAGTTGAAAGAATGGGCTGTGGAGTTCGATATTAAGGAGATCGCCTTTGATCCGTGGAACGCGACAGACTTAGTGACTCGATTACAGGAACAGGACGGATTTACGTGTGTGGCCATGCGTCAGGGCTTCGCCTCGTTATCAGCGCCAACGAAATCTCTGGAGAAAGCCATTCTGTCGAAAGCCTTGCGGCATGACGGCCATCCGGTGTTGCGGTGGAACATCAGCAACGTGTCCGTGGAGACAGACGCCACGGGAAACCTTAAAATCTCCAAAAAGGTCAGCACGGAACGGATCGACGGGGTTGCAGCATTGGTCATGGCGGTAGACCGCATGGATCACGGCAACAGCGAGAATCCGGATTACTCCATCCTCATGCTGGGCGGGGCGCATTAGATGTCTCGATCAGTAATCACTAATCCGAAGACGTTGGCTCAATTAGCCGAGAAGGTCGGCCGACCCGTCGTCAAGGCCTTCGCACGAGGCGGCACCGATCACCGCGTGGATGCGTGTCTGGAGGATGGTTCCATCGTGCATGTCTATCGGGATGGGCAAATAGAACAGTCTGGAGACACATGGCAAAGGACGTAACAGACACCACACCGCGTCCTCGCGGGCGCCCGCCTGTTGAAGAACCCTTGTCATATGTCGGGACTCGGCTACCTACGCCGTATCACGATCGCCTGATTGAACTGGCCAAGCATCAGGAGAAGTCTGTCTCTGCGCTCGTCCGGCAACTCCTTATACTCAAACTCCGTTAGGCATTTTTCGTTCTAATCAAATCGCCTTTGACGCCACGCCTCCATGCTAGTGAGGCGTGAATAAGGCCTACAGCCTTCTCGAAATCAAAGCCGTCGATAAGGAACAGCGGATCATCGAAGGGATCGCCAGTACCCCTACGCCTGATCGCGGCGGCGATGTCATGGAACCCAAGGGCGCGCAGTTCTCCCTGCCGATCCCGTTCCTCTGGCAGCACCAGGATCCCATCGGGGAAGTCTTTGCCGCGACCGTCAAGTCTGACGGCATCTACATCAAAGCCCGCATCTCGCAGCTCGCACCAGACGCCCCAGACAGTCTGAAAGCCCGCATCGAAGAAGCCTGGCACTCCATCAGTGCGAAGCCTCCACTAGCACGCGGGTTGTCGATTGGCTGGAACGAACTGGAATCGGAACCCATCAAGGGCACGAAGTTTATTCGCGTCCTCAAGTGGTTCTGGGGCGAGCTGTCTGCCGTCACGATTCCAATGAACGTCGAAGCCTCGATTCTCTCCGTGAAATCACACGACGTGGCCGCGACTGGCCCTAACGCGCCCGGCGATTCGGGCAAGCACCAACCCGTGCGCGTGATGAAAGCCGCGCCCTCCATGACTACACAAGAACAGATCACCGCCTTTGAAACGAAGCGGGCCGCCCATACCGCACGCATGACCGCCCTGATGTCTGCGACGGAAGGCTCGACGCTCGACGCCGCGCAGACCGAGGAATACACCACACTCGAGCGCGAAGTGGACAGCATCGACGAGCACCTCCCGCGACTGCGGAAGCTCGAGAAGACGCTGCAGTTCACGGCGACGCCGATCACGACCACGACCGACCACGAGAAGGCCTCAGCCATGCGCGGCGGCGAACCGCTCCCGCTCATCACGGTCAAGCCGAACGTGGCCCCCGGCATTCCCTTCGCCCGCATGGTGATGGCGATTGCCGCGGGCGGTGGCGACTCCTTCAAGACACTGGAGTGTGCCAAGCAGTGGAAAGACTCGACGCCGGAAGTGGAAGAGATGGTGCGGCACATGTGGCGAACCAAGGCTGCCGTGGCTGTGGGCACGACCAGTGATGCAACATGGGCCGGTCCTTTGGTCGTAACCCAGCCGCTCAACGACTTCCTGCAGTTGCTGCGTCCGCGCACGTTGCTTGGCCGGATTCCTGGGCTGAAGCAGGTGCCATTCAACATCTCGATCCCGTCACAGACGACGGGTGGGACCTACGGGTGGGTCGGCCAGAACAAACCGAAGCCGGTGACGAAGGCCGACTATCTCGCGGTCACGCTGGCGTTCAACAAGGTGGCCGGAATCATCGTGATGTCGGAAGAACTGGTCACGCTGTCCACCCCCTCGGCGGAAAACCTCGTGCGCGAGGAAATGCTGGCGGGGATGAGCGCATTCCTGGATCAGCAGTTCTGCGATCCCGCGGTGGCCGTCTCAGCCGGCATCAACCCGGCGTCGATCACCAACGGTGCCGCGACCATCGCGTCTTCGGGCGTGACGGGCGCAGCAGCGAAGACCGACCTGTCCTCGCGCGTCGCGGTCTTCGTGGCAGCCAATATCCCCGTCTCCGAATCGGTCTGGTTGATGAACGAAGCCAACGCCTTCGGCATCGGCCTCTCCGTGAACGGTCTGGGACAACCGCTGTTCCCTGGCTTCGCTGGGGATACGACGGGCGGGCGCTTGATGGGGATTCCCGTCATCGTCAGCAACAACGTCGGCGCACGCATCATCCTCGCGCACACGCCGTCGATTCTCTACGCCGACGAAGGGGGCATCCGCATCGATGTCAGCCGGGAAGCGACTATCCAGATGGACTCGGCACCAACGGATACGGTGGATGCAACTACCGTCTACCAGTCACTTTGGCAAAGAAATCTCGTGGGATTAAAGGCTGAAAGGATTATCACCTGGAAGCTTGCACGTGCGACGTCTGTCACGTACATAACAACTGCGTCTCCGTACAACGGAACGTAGTTCGTAGCTATGCGGTATCTGTTTCGGGTGCAGTACACGTTCACTGATGGCACCTCCTGCTATGAGCCGGTGTGCGTCAATGCTGCATCCGAACAGGCCGCACGAGATGAAGTGACTACGGCCACGTCCAGATTCATGACCGCGACACAGGCGACTCGGACGATCACGCTGGTGGTCGCCATATGAAGCTGTTTATCGGCGGGCCGACGCGAGAGAGCGTGCCGGCCGTCTTCGCGGTCGATGTCGCGCATCTCTACGCGTATACGCGCGAGTTCGGGCCGTGGGGCAAGGACGTGTTCGTGAATTTCGTCGCGTCCACCTATATCCACGTCGGGCGCGAGTGGTTTCTGGAAGCGTCGATCAAGCAGGGCGCGACGCACATCCTGTGGCTCGATACCGATATGTCAGTGCCGCGGGAAACCGCCTGTCTGCTGGCGCAGCATGAGCAGCCGGTGGTCGCGTGCAATTACGTCGTGCGGCAGCAATCAGGGTTGTTCACGGCGTGTCGTGGTGAGGCGCGGGTGCCTACGACCGAGCATTCGACGGGGCTGGAAGCTGTCGAGTATGTCGGCATGGGCGCGATGCTGATGCGGACGGACGCGGTAAAGGATCTCGGCCGCCCCTGGTTCCGGCATGGGCTGAACGAGATGGGCGGTGACGTCGGGGAAGACGTGATGTTCTGCCGCGGGCTGGGTCGGGCTGGGCACACGATCTACATCGATCACGATTTGTCGAAAAGGATTGGGCACATTGGGCAACACACCTACCGCACCGTCCAAGCCGAAGCCGTCACCGCCTGACGAGATCGTGGAACTCCGTGCCCCGGCCGAGTTTGGCTTCAGTGGCACGGTGAAAAAGCATCGCGTGGAAGATGCCGCCACGATCCGGCAGTTGAAAAGCGTGGGCTATACGGTCGTGGAACAGACGGATCCCGCAGCATGAACGAGACCGCACCAAAGATTCGCGAACTCGGTGAGTTCCAACGAGTGCAGCTCAAGCCTGGAGATAGGCTCGTGCTCACTTGTAAGGGGCGTGTGTCTAGGGATATGGCCGATCTAATAAAGGCCCAAGTGAATAAGTGGGCACCCGGCGTGCCAGTGCTTGTGCTCGATGAAAGCATGCGACTTGGCGTGGTTGGTGCTGAGTGATCGAAACTGCTGTCGCGCTCGATCCGCTGACGCAGGGCTGGTTCAACCACGGCCACAAGATTCTCGAATTGGTCGAACAGCACAAGCCCAAGGTCTGCGTCGAGCTCGGGACGTGGCAGGGCGCATCAGCGATTCCTGTGGCGCGGTCGATTCGGCGGTGGGGCGGGACGGTGACGTGCGTGGATACGTGGGGCGGGTCAGTCGATCAGTTACCCACCAGTCTGCAGCCGTGGATGCTGTTGGCTTGCGTGCGCAACATGACGCAGGCCGGCGTCAGCGGGAACATACGGCTGATTCCCACCACAACGGCCGACGCGGCGCTCTATTGGACCGAACCGATCGATTACCTCTACGTCGATGCGGATCATTCCTACGAAGGCGTGATGGCGGATTTACGCGCGTGGGTGCCGCATCTCGAGCCGGGAGCATTACTCCTTGGGGATGACTACGGCAGCCATATGTATCCCGGCGTGAAAGAGGCGTGGGATGCGTTTGAGTGGTCCGAACATCTCACCCTGACGCGCTATCAGTCCGATCCACCGGATCGGCACGGCATTCACTTGATTTACGGAACCATCTAACAGGGGGGAGCGACATGGCTGACGTGAAACCAGCAACCATCATGGTGGAAGCGCTGCAACCGCATTCCTATAACGGGACCGAGTATGAAATCGGTGACACGTACGACATCGCCGCGGATCTGGCCGAGAGTGTGGCGATCCAGGGCAAGGCCGTCCGCACAGATCGCGTCGCGCACGCGAAGGCGCTGAAGTCCACCGCGAAGGGCAAACTGCAGCCGGTCAAGGCCAAGGCGCGCAAGGGTAAGAAGTAAGCGGATGTCCGACGAGCTGGCGCTCACCGTGATGGAGGCCGCAATCGCTGACGTGCGGCGACGGGTGGAACTGCGCCAGAAGGGGATCCAGCTACACGGCCTGAGTCAGAGCGGGTCTGGGTGGTGGCCGGTTGTCCGCGAATCATTCACAGGGGCGTGGCAGCGCAACGTGGAACTGTCGTCCAGTACTGCGTTGACGTTCTTTGCCTTTTTTGCGTGTGCGCGTCTCGTTTCGACCGACATGGGCAAGATGTGCCTGCGTCTTGTTGAAAAAGACGACGACGGTATTTGGAACGAGATTGAATCGCCAGCTTTTTCGCCCGTTATTCGCAAACCGAACCGCTACCAAACCATCAATAAATTCATTGAACAGTGGATGCTGTCAAAGCTAATCCACGGCAACACATACGTTTTGCTGGAGCGTGATCAGCGCAGCGTGATCGTGGCGATGTATGTGTTGGACCCGACCAGGGTCACTCCGCTTGTGTCCTATGACGGCGCAGTCTACTACGAATTGAAGCGCGATGATTTGTCAGGATTGTCAGCGGAGACGGTGACGGTTCCGGCCAGCGAGATTATCCACGACACGTATATTGCGCCGTACCATCCCCTTATTGGGCTTTCGCCGCTCTATGCCTGCGGGATGGCCCTTCAGCAAGGGCTATCCATTCAGGGTAATTCCAATTCGTTTTTCCAGAATGGCAGCTTCCCTGGCGGCATCGTGATGGTGCCTGGAAAGATTGACGATCTCACGGCCGCGCGGTTAAAGGCGCAGTGGGAAACCAACTACGGCGGCTCCAACATGGGCCGTGTCGCTGTGCTCAGCGGTGGCATGAGCTATGTCGAAAGCGGGTTCGTCAACGCCCGCGACAGCCAGCTAATCGAGCAGTTGAACATCACGGCCGTGCAGGTTTGTAGCACCATCGGCGTGCCGCCCTATCTAGTGGACATCGGCCCACCGCCACAGTACGCCAACTTCGAGCCGTTACTTCTGAAATATCACTCGCAGTGCATCCAATCGCTCAGCACCAATTGCGAAGAGTCGATGCAAGTCGGTTTCGGGATGGTTGAGAAGATTAACGGTAAGCGGTACGGCTTCGAGTTTGACATCGATGACCTCATTTGGATGGACACGGCCACGCGCACGGCTGCGGCGAAAGACGGCATCGGCTCATCGGCGATGTCTCCGAACGAAGCGCGCAAGCGGTACTTCGGCCTCGGCCCTGTTGCTGGCGGGGAAACGCCCTACGCCCAGAACCAGATGTGGCCGTTAGAGCAGTTGTCCGAACGTCCGACGCCATCCGCGCCAGCCTTACCTGCGATGCCCGCACCAGATCCTGGTCCTAATCAGGCGGCTCCGGATCAACAGAACCAACTGGATCAGGCGGCGATGTGGAACGCCATCAACCAGAAAGCGATTGCTGAGGGACTGTATGTCTAACCCGGAAGCGTTCGCAGACATGGTGGTTATGACCGTGAAGGCGGCACTGGGGCCGGTTCTGGCCGATGTGAAGTCCCTGCAGACGCAACTAGCTGGATGGGAATCGCGCTGGAATGACGTAGGAGCGCTCAGAGAACGTGTCGCAGTGGTGGAGTCGAAGGCTGCGACAGAACTCCACCACGAGCCAGTGGTGCAGCCCGTGACCGATCTGGGGCCAGTTCAGGAACGTCTCGCGGCGGCAGAAGCGCGGTTGACCCTTGTGGGGGATTTGCGGGACCGCGTGATTGCCGTGGAGACGAAAGTGGCGGCCCCGTCGCCGTCTGATCCAGTCGTCCATGAAGTGCGGGACCGCGTGCTGGCGTTGGAAAGCAAGTCTCAGCCTGTGCTCGAGGTGCCGGCTGACGTGCTGTCCAGGCTCTCTGCGCTTGAAGCGCGGCCACTGCCTCAGCCGGTGACGCTTGAGAAGGCCGTGGATCTCGCGCCCGTGCAGGAACGGCTCTCCCGGCTCGAGCTCCAGCAGGAGATGAAGGCGGCAGAACTGACGCCTCTGTCAACCAGTGTTACCGATCTGACGAAGGATGTCGGAGCAATCCGTGAGCGGTTGGCGGTGGCTGAAACTCGGGCGGGTGTGCCTGGGCCTCCAGGCCAAGACGGAGAAGCCGGGGCAGACGGCTTAGGCCTGGAGGATTTTTCCGTGGACTTTGACGGCGAGCGAACGTTCACGCTCAAGTACTCGCGCGGTGAACGTGTGAAGACAGCGGGCGCATTTACGCTTCCGGTGTTGATCTATCGCGGCGTCTATGCGGAAGGCAAGACCTACCAAGCGGGTGATGTGGTGTCGTATGCCGGTAACGCTTGGCACTGCAAGAGAGAAACCACTATCAAGCCCGATTACATGGGACAGGGACCGCAGCCAAAAGACTTTTGGACCTTGATGGTTAAGGAAGGTCGAGCGGGCAAGGATGGGCGTGATGGACTCGTACCGTCGTCAGTGGTCACAGTGGGGAGCCGCAAGTAATGGCGGTCTTTGTCACGCTCGAGCAGGCGAAGGATCACCTGAGAGTCACTGATGACGCGAGCAATCAGGACATCGAGCTCAAGGTAGATCAGGCCGAGGGCATCATCCTGCAGCGGTGTAATTCGACGGCCTGGTGGCGAGCGGTGACGCCGACGTGGACGGCTGACACGGTGCCGGTGGCGATTCAGTCGGCCGTGCTGTTGCTGTTGACGCACTTGTACGAACATCGCGGCGACGACATGGTGCCAGATGATGCCTTGTGGCTGGCGGTCGATCGGTTGATCAGTCCGAACAGTGATCCGGTACTGGCGTGAATGGACATCGGGGCGCTGCGGCATCAGGTGACGCTCAAAGGGCCGGGAGTCGCGACTCCAGACGGCGATGGGGGCTATACGCAGACGGCTTCTGTCCTTGGCACCGTGTGGGCCTCGATTCAGC